AGTGAGCAACCTTAATGCCGTAATCGGTAGCCAAGAAACTAAGACACAAAAGAAGCTCGTTAAAATTTACGAGAAGGTTAAACAACATCACGAGGACTATCAAGCCGAAGTTGAAATTTTGCGTTTAGACAATGCGCAGACAGACGATAAGGATTGCTTGTTACTTGATGACAAAGGAAATTACAAATTCTCTAAAGAAGGCATCAAGAAGCTTACCAAAGATATTGATGCGCTAAATGATAAAGAATTTGATTTTCAAATAATTAACGTTGTAAACCCAGAAGGTCTTAAGGACTTTACTTTCTTACAAGATTGGGTTACTGGCGTAGAATTTAACAAACAAGAAGAAGAAGAACTATAATGGCAAATAACCACCAAGCAGACCAATCAACAATCGTTTCAGTAATTAGTGCTATTTTAAGCCTATCGGATATTCAACCGCTATTCACATTGATTGCAAGTTTGGTGGCTATTATTTCCGGTCTTATGGCTATCCGTTACTATTACAAAATGACTAAAAAGCTTAAATGAGATTAATTTTTTTAGCCTTATTACTTACTTCGTGTGCTTCGGTAAAGAAGGCATCGGAGCGATTAGATAGCACTGTTGTCAAAACATTTGATAGTGTGCGTGTGATTGTTTTTGATAGCGTTACCAAAGTAGTAGAAAAGGAAGAGTATTTTACCAAGACCATTACTTACTACGATACTTTGTGGGTTACCAAGGATAGTATGATAACTATTCCTAAGTACACGGAGACCTACACAAGAGGCACAAAAGAGAAACAAACGGATAGTAAGCAGACAAAGACGGACTCAATGGCTCTCAGTCGAACAGAAAGTACCCAAATTTCGAAGATAACTAAAACTAAGGATAAGTCCTTCAGCGAATTTTATAAGGCTCTAATTGCTCTTATTTTGATAATTACGCTAATCTTATTCTTTTGGAAAAGGAAATAATTTGGACAAGTTAATAAATAGCTTCATCAATGGGGGGTGGGTAGTTTTGCTTATTGGTGCAGCAGGTATGGTAGCAAGGCTTGTTACAACTAATGAAGAGCAATCTATTAGAGATATCTTTAAAAAAATGATAAGTTCTATGATTGCATCTCTTATTGCTTGGTTTATTATGGAGCAGTTTGAAGTTGAGTCGATGTACAAGGCTATCGCTTATGGCTTAGTTGGTTTAAATAGCCCTGAGATAATACAAGGGGTATTAAAAATAAGTAGTCAATTTGCAGCAGACCCTATGTCTTTTATGAAAAAAGAACAAACAAAACCAAAACGAAAACGATGAAAAACACATTACTAATCATTCTTACTGCAATAATTTTGACTATTGCAGGGTTTGGTAAATATGTAGAATACACAATTAAAAAGACGGCAACAAGCGTTTACCAAGATAGATTAGTACCGCAACCTTATTTGAGCCGCAAATTTGATTATTACGGCTCAGCAATACAAGACCAAATTAAAGTTATTAAAGGCGGCAAAATCGATTTAGTTGCTATCCAAAAAGAAAAGGAGATTACAGATACAATGTGGGCTGCTTACTTAAAGACATTCCAAACACCAGAAGAGAAAGAAGTAAGCGATAAAGCGCAAATGTATATTACCGAAGCTGATAATTATTTTGCTCAAATATCGGCAGACGGCATAGTTAGTGATGAGGAAGCCAAAGAAATGGATAAAAAGATTTATCCTGTTTTAGAGTATGTAAACGATTTAATAGACATTCAAACAACAATAGGAGCAAAGGAAACCAAAGGAATGATAACCTTGCTTAACAAGTTCTCTCATTTTATGATAGGTGCTATTGCTTTAGCTATTGCTTTACTTGGTTCTATTGTATATGATATGTTTAAAAAGAAGAAAGTTGTAAAAAAGCCTATCAAAAAAGCTGCTACTAAAAAGAAAAAGAAATGAGATTAATAGCAATAATATGCTTGTTTTTTGCGTTAAAAGGCAATGCTCAGTATTATGTTATGGCTGCTCCAAACGTAGCTTTTAACACACCTTTAAATGATACTAAAAATTTATTAGGTGGAACTATAGAGGTTGGAAAGTATTTTGGCAAAACGGCAGTAGGTATTAATAGCGGTTGGTGGACTTATGATAGTAAAGATTTTTACCAAGAAATAATGGCTACGTTCCCTATATATGAAAACTTTAGCGTAAGTGCTGCGGTAGGATATTTTTACCATTATAAAGATATAACAATGGAATACGATTTTAATTACACTATTCCATTAAAAAAAGATTATTCATTTGTTTTAAGTTACGGAGCGCAAAGTGCCTTTGGTGGAACTTTTGGTGCGTACTCAATCGGTATTAATAAAGATTTTAAAATAAAATAAAATGCAATTAAACGAAAAAGGAAAAGACCTAATTAAATTCTACGAAGGCTGCAAATTAGTGGCTTACAAATGCAGTGCTGCAAAAGATACAATCGGCTACGGGAATACTTTTTTTGAAGATGGTAAACCTGTAAAGCCTGGCGATAAGATTACCCAAGAACGAGCAAATGAGTTATTTGAAATTATAGCTAAAGAGTTTGCAGACAAAGTTGCTCCATTAGTTAAAAGTTCAGTTACACCTAATCAGTTCGCTGCCCTTACAAGCTTTGCCTATAACGCAGGTATCGGAAACCTAAAGAGTTCTACTTTATTAAAGAAGGTAAACGCTAACCCTAATGACCCTTCAATAGCTTTAGAGTTTGCTAAGTGGGATAAAGCAGGTGGCAAAGTTCTTGCAGGTCTTACAAAGCGTAGAGCATCTGAGTCAAAATTATACTTCACACCTTAAATTAATACTATGAAATGGTTAGCCAATTTATTATCAGACGAAAGAGGTAGCGTGTCTACAAAGCGAGTTATTGCTTTACTATCGGCTTTATTTATATGTATTACCTTATTAGCTAATAGCTTTACGCATCAAGAGATTGCCCCTTCGGATAAACTTGTAGATGCCGTAATGGTTATTTGCATAGCTGCAATGGGTACTACAACAATAGATAAATTCAGCCAAAAATAAACAATGCTAAAATCAAAACGAAAACGACTATTCTTTGACATCGAAACCTCGCCCAACGTTGGCTTTTTCTGGAGTGCAGGTTACAAGCTTAATGTAACGGCTGATAGCATAATACAAGAACGTGCTATTATTTGTATTTGTTACAAGTGGGAAGATGAGAAAGAAGTTTACTACTTACAATGGGATAGCAAACAGAACGATAAAAAGATGCTACAAAGTTTTATTGAAGTAGCAAACACGGCTTCGGAATTAGTAGGGCATAATGGCGACAAGTTCGACCTTGCGTGGATAAGAACACGCTGCTTGTTTCATAAGATTGAAATGTTCCCTTCTTACGTTACTATTGACACGTTAAAAGTAGCACGTCAAAAGTTTAGATTTAATAGCAACAAGCTTAATTACATAGCTGACTACTTAGGCATTGGCACTAAGATAAAAACCGAATATAGTTTATGGAAAGACATTGTCTTGCATAAGGACAAAGTGGCAATGGCTAAAATGATTAAGTACTGCCAAAAAGATGTTGTATTATTAGAGCAAGTATTTAATGCACTTAAAAACCACATCGAACCTAAAACACATTACGGAGTTATCTTCGGACAAGACCGAGGCTCTTGCCCTGAATGTGGCAGCGATGATATTACAATACAAATGAGGCGTACAACCGCAACAGGAGTTAAAAAGATATTATACAAATGCAAAACTTGTTTTAAGATACATAGCAAAACAGACAAATAATGAGCAACATACTTGACCAAACAATAAAAGATTTACAAGCAAGAGAAGTAAGAGGCTTAAAGGAATACGGAACTACAATGGATAGAACCGATTTAAGCCAAGACGAATGGTTGCAACACGCTTACGAAGAGGCTTTAGATTTAGCACTATACTTAAAAAAACTATTACTAACCAATGCGCCTCAAAAAGATATTTAGCTTCGGCAATATTTTAGACCGAGAAACTTACGAGAAACTAAGGGAATTAGATTACACAAACCCAAACTTTAAGGGGTGCGCTGACGAGTTTCAATTCAATCGTGAATGGTGGGTTATGCTTGACGATATGAGCCGAATTGTTGCTTATTGCGGCTCAATTTATTCTAAAGGCATCTGCATATTTAACAGGGCGTGGGTGCATAAAGATTATAGAGGGCAAGGAATACAAAGACGAATGATTAAGACCAGGTTAAAAGCTGCGTCTACTTTTTGCCATATAGCTATTACATACACAACACTTGATAACTTTCCAAGTGCTAATAATCTTATTTCGTGTGGGTTTAAGCTTTACTTACCCGAATATTCATACGGGGGTTACGATAAACTTTACTTCCAGAAGCTACTATAATGTTGCACTTTAGTACAACAAAAGGTAGTAATACTACTACTTTTGGCTGCATTTTACTGCCGACTTTGGCAAGTTATACCTTTACTTTATTACATAATTTGTAAAGTTTTAGCTTTACTTTGTACGTTATTTTGTACGTTTCTAAGTACAAATGCAACATTGTTGCAAAAATAATTCTAAAATATTTTAATAGTTTTGCACTTTGTATTGTGTATTGTTGTATATTTGTGTAAACAAAACACAAAATGACACATTTAACCAACTACCAAATGTTCCAATATCAGCGATACGGGAACATATTAATTGACGGGAGCAGGACTACATCAAACCCTTATGACCCCGCCTTATTGCCTAAAAACTACGATTACGAAGATGACGATTATACGTTTACTCGTTGGGTAGAAAACAATGCAGAACTTGAACTTTTAAAAAACGAATTATATGAAGATTGAATTTGTAAAAGAAACTAACCATAGAGGCGATGTTTACTATTATACAACAGTAGATGGTCGTTACCAAAAAGACACTATATCGTTGGACTACTCACAAGCCTATGAAATATTTATAGGAATGAGAAAAAAACAAGAGCCGACTATCGAAGTATTAGAACATTATATTATTAAAGAAACAACACCAGAAACAAATGAGCCTAATTAAAATTCAACAGGAATTAAAAGCACCTAAAAACCAATTCAATGCTTTTGCTAAATACAAGTACCGAAGTGCAGAAGATATAATCGAAGCTGCAAAACCTATATGCCATAAGTACGGCTACGCTTTAATGTTAAGCGATGAGGTTATAGAAGTAGGCGGTAGAGTTTATGTAAAGGCTACCGCTTGTTTAAGTAACGGAGAAGATAACATTACTTGCACGGGTCTTGCTCGTGAAGAGGAAAATAAAAAGGGAATGGACTCAAGTCAAATTACGGGTAGTTCAAGTTCTTATGCTCGTAAATATGCTATGAATGGTTTATTTGCCATAGATGACACTAAAGATGCAGATGCTACAAATGAGCATAAAGACGAAGTAAGCGAAGGACAAAAGGCATTCTTAATTGAGCAGTTAGATAAGACAAAGTTTACTCAGGAACAAAAGTATAAGGCTATCGAGAAAATCAAAGCTATCAAGACCTTAGACGAATTTAACAAGATTAAAGAAACAATAAAGAAAAGCTAATGAGGGAACTATTACCATTTGAAAGGCAGATGTTACTTGCAGAAGTTTACCATTACGCTTGGTATAACGAAGAGGCATACGAGGACTTATTAGCCTTTATTAAAAAGTATGAAAACAAATTAGACAAACCCGTTTTTTTTAACCCAATCAATAACAATGACACAACAACAACAAATCTTGAACCACTTGCTATCGGGCAAAACATTGACACCAATCCAGGCTTTAACTAATTACAACAGCCTTAGACTTGCAGCCGTAGTGTTTGAATTAAAACGCAAAGGCTACAAAGTACAAACGGAATTAATTAACATAGGTACGAAAAAACAAAGTAAATTAGTAGCTCAATATTCAATTAAAAACAAATAAAAATGGAACAAAAAAAATGGAGTGCAGGTGCTTGGAAAAAGCAGACCGCTAAAGGAGAAGTAATTAATTTTACAATTAACGATGTTAAGTATTCAATGTGGGTTAATGCTTACAAGACCGAGGATAAGCAACCCGATTACAAGATTTATGTAAACGATTTTAAACCTAAAGAAGATACGGAAGGATTGCCGTTTTAATTATGCTAAATAGAAAGAAGGACATATCAATAAGACAATTAAAGGAGTTATACTTTGCACAACGTAACACCCATTTGCAACTGCACGAAATGATGCAGCAACTTGGATTGTTAGGCATAGAAGATAACGAACCTTTAGGGTTAGACATTGGTGCGAGAACTATTGTCAAATTGGTAGACGAAGAGTTTGAGTGCGATGTATTAATAAAGGATAGGAGTTTAAAAACAACGTTTGGGCGCAAGGCTGCGGCATACTTACTCAGGAGATACACAAAGTTAAGCCTTAAGGAGATAAGCCAATACACAGGAACAAGCGACCATACTACTGCTATCCATAACATAAAACAAGCAAATAACCTAATAGAAACTGAGGACTGGTTTAAAACTAAGCTAAAAAAACTTTGCTTAAAATTAGAACTTAAAGAAATTTAGTGTATATTTGCAACATAAATATAAGACACATTAAGGAAGAGCGAACCCATAATGTGTTTAGTGGTTAAATAATAAAGACCCTTGAAGTTCGCTCCTTCTTGGGTCTTTTCTTTTTTTATGGCAAAACGATTTACAGACACGGAGAAATGGAAAAAACCTTTTATCCGCAACCTTTCAGCACCTTACAAACTTCTATGGCTTTACATCTGTGATGACTGCGACCACGCAGGAATTTGGCAGGTAGACATTGACGTAGCAAGAATTAGGATAGGCGAACAAATAACGGAGCGTGAAGCTTTAAAATTTTTTGGAGATAAAATTATTAGAATAGATGAAGGTAACAAATGGTACATACCTTCCTTTATAGATTTTCAGTACCCAAGTGGACTTAACCCAGACAACAAAGCACACGGCGGAATTATCAAAGTTTTACAAAAATAC